TCAGTGTCGGATTCGATAAATTATTGGCAAGAGCAATAACCCACCACAACGTAGCATCGTTGTAATATTCTTGAGCTAAATGATCTAAGCGTTTTTGCTGAGTCACTACTACGTATTCATCAGAATCAGATACGTTTATTTCTGGAAGAAGCGCTGATTTATAATATCGTTTTCCATTCTTATCTTTAACTATTTGTGCGTTGTCGTATCTTTGCATTTCTATTCCTTAAATTACCATATTTCCAAAAGCCATGTGCCTTCCAGATGATTCTGGTGGAGTTTTTGTTGAAGACCATATAGTTTTGAATCCAATATCTACTGAAACGTACTTGGGTACTTGGTAACCGTTTTCTATTTCCCAAGTTGATTCATCTTCTACTGTGAAAGTGAATGTTTCAAAAAATCCAAGAATATTTTTATACAAATCTCCAATCGTTAACTTCAACAGAGGACTTAACATACCAATATTATCTTTAACATATCCCGCTGGATAGCAAAATCCCTGAAGGAAATTTAATTTATCGTAAGTTGGTATTAAGTCAACTGGATTAGTTATTGCTATATTAAACTTAAACGTTATAGAACGTTCGAAGTTCTTATAAGTATACGCCATATCTGCTCTTCCAACAAATTCATCTGAATTCCAAGTTGGAGTTATTACGTCCGACAGAGATGTAAGAATAGCTCTGAATATAGCTGTTTTGTTTTGGGGAAGAGACACTGACGTAAATGAGAACTTAATGTAATCGTTCTTAACAAGTTCTCTAGCAACTTCTTCAGTTACTAATCCATAATTTTCTATTGACTGAGTAGTACGATGATTGTACCCAGTTCTGCTATCGTAAAGCTTCGTTGTGTCGTCGGACGGAGTTTTTGTCACTGACATTTTGTCATTGTTTTTTTGAAGCAAAGCTTCAGAACCTGGTTCTCCGTATCTCAATTCTGAGTTAGAAGTAGTTCCCGGTATCAAGCCGTAGCCATTTACATATACGTTTGCTTTGAAACTAGAATCTTCTTTGTTGAACTTCCTGAAAGTAAAATTGTCTTGAAGAATCGGTCTATCAATATCAAGATTTTTATCTAGAGGTTCGCCAGCTATCGGTACTGTTTCTTCTACTACTCCGTCAAGTATGTTGCTCAATATTTTGTTCAGTTTGCTCGTGTCTGAACTTATTCTGTTCACATACGTCAAGTACTTATCTGTAGACGTAAATTTATTTTGAGCTACTGAAACTCCGTTTAACGTTTTCTCGATAGTATTAAGAACAGACGAAACTGGACCTAGCGGTACTAGCGGTACATACGGAGAAACTTTAGCTGTTACGTTTGCAATAGAAGAAACTAATCCGCTTACAGAATTAGTAGCCGGTTTAGTAGAGGCAACTGTAGACGGATCTTTTATCCTCCACGTAGAAACACCATTGTCCTGTACTTTTACGTTAGCAGAATATTTTTCTCCACTTGCCTTTTGAGGACCCAACTTTGCTAACTCTATCGAAGTAAGAACTAAATTTGCGTCTACTGGAAAAGTATATCTGTTAGGATTTACTTTTTTAAAACTATTTGCTGCCGCCAATACATCTATTCTGTCAAATATTTTATCTGCTTGGTGAACTATTCTGCTATCGTCTGTAGTTTTTCTAACCAAGGCGCTGTCGCCCGGATCGTCCTCGTTGAAATATCTTGATGCGCCACCCAATAAAGGATTTCCCAAATGACCCTTCACAACAGAGCCAGCACCCGGTATCAGTCCTCCCCAAACTCTAGCGTACTGAGCGTACATAGATAACGGGTTGAAAATTTTAGTTTCTATAGTTGGATTTGCTAATCTCAACAGCACTTGCTTAGACAAAAAGACAACGCCCGGCCCAGATATCAAAAACTCAGAAATTCTAGCTATATCTCTAGCTCCAGAACCGACTGGTAACATTCTATCTCCAAGACTGTTTAAGTGTCTTTCTGTGGGACTATCGTATGGAAATATTTCTACGTACGGCTGTCCTCCACCTGGTAATCTGTTTCTCCACGGTCCTACAACTGACTTATCGTCTGGGTAAGATTTTGTGATCGTTCCAGTTTTTATATTTTTAGCATATCCACTTTCGCCTGTGAATATAGAAATATCGTTCGATGGATCCACTTTCTTTCCAATGCTTGCGAACAAACTCGATTTGTATTTATCTTCTAGTGTCATTTATAATCCTTATTGTATAGGATTTGATGCAGCCATAGCTAATCTCGTTCCAACCTTTCTTCCATCCAAATATACGTCTCCGCCAAGTTTCAAAGTATTTAATATCTCTTCAAGCAACTTCAAAACAGCAGGATCGCTCTGAGTCTTAATGCCTGATGCATCTAAAGGTATTACAGCTTCTGGAGTTCCACCTTCTCCAATCATCGATAAAGTAGGTTTAGTTACGATACCACCTTCAGCCATCGCTCCGAAGTTTCCGCGGAAAGCTGCTCCAGCAGATTGAGTACCTTCCCAAGCTTTCTCGCTACCACCTATCCACTTTATCACTCCGTATATTGCTTGAATCGTTGTATTGATAGCGTCTAACGCAGTTTTAACTAACCACAACACTCCAAACAAAATTGGTTCTAAAGCTTCAAGTATCGGCAACAACGAACCAGCAAGCAAAGAAACTATCGAATTCCAAATATTACTTATCTTTGTAGTAGTAGATTGCATTTGTTGTTCTCTAAGCAAATTTTCTTTTTGTAAATCGACGCTATTCTGAATCGAATCTAGTTCTTTCAATCCTATCTCGTATCTCCTTCTTTCCTCAGCAGACATAGCGCTAAGTACTTTCTTTTGATTCATCATAGTTCCAAGTTCTTCAACAGATAAACCAGCTGCTTTCGCCAATTCTTTTTTAGCAATAGCATTCATAGTATTAAAATCGCCGAGTGCATTTATCTGTTCGTATATCTGATTAGTTCCTTGCTCCATTTGACCAGTAAGAAACGAATATCTTGCTGCTGCAAAATTTACATTCTTTCCAATTATAGCAGAAGCATTCATTTCGGACTCCATAGAAGTATCAAAATCCAGCAACGACTCAGCCATTGAAGTTACTGATTTCAAATTAAGTCCAAGCCTGCGAGCATTAATAGCTGCTTTTAACAAAGCTTTTTCATCGCCTTGGAAATATGTGTGAACTTCTTCTCCAGAATCTGCTATATCAGACATCACTCCAGCAAAAGAAATTCCAAGTTTGTCTGATATGGATATTGCTTCACCAAGCAATCCGTTTATCTGCTTAACATTTCCGCCGGTGAAATCAAACAGTTTCTTATATACTCCAGCAGCTTCTGTAGCACCCACTCCATAATTAGCGTTCAACAAACTTACTGTTCCTATTGCTTCTTTCGTCATTCCAGCAACATTACCCATTTCCTTAGACAAAGCTTTAGCAGCTTCAGCAGCGACTTCTATGGTGACACCCATCGATGAATACTGTACGTTAACGTTCGCCAAAGTATGCTCTAAATCAGAAGCTTGAGATTTCATTATTCCAGTTTCTTTGCGAACGTCTTCAGCTGCTGCGTGCATTTCGTGCAAACGCATTATACCCAAAACTACCAATCCAGCTATAGCTGCAAAAATAGCTAGAGGGCCCATCATAGCAGCACCGATATCTTTAGCAAAAGTAATTATTGAAGATCCAAACCCAGCAGCAGATATCTTTCCAGTTTCGAACATCTTAACCAAACCACTACTAAAATTATTGGTCAATTTTTCTACTGCGGGCTGTAGTTTCGTTTGAAGTGCTTTTCCGAACAGAGGAATGCTACCCAATTTTTCCAGTATGTTATTTATCGGAGATGTCAATTCCTCAGCCATGTCAGTAGCTATTTGTTTCGTCTGAACTTGCTTCTTATAGATTTTATCCATGACAACTAGCTGATTCATCTGAACGTCTAGCATATCTGATAGTGCTTTTTTCAACTCGACATTTTTACCGCGGAGTTTGTTTGTTATAGAAAGTCTCAACTGTTCTATGTCAGATATAGCTTCTGATGCATCTATCTCAGCAAATTTATCTGAAAGTATATTTCTATTATTCAACTCAATTTGCTTTGTTATGTCAGTGACAGACGACAGTATGTTTGCAGTAGAAAGAATAAATTTTTTGCTTTGAACTGCTGCTTTTGACTGTCTTTGCATGAGAGTATCTAGAGAACTAGCATTGCTCATTATGTCTTTTATTCCCTGACCCAACGATTCATAAAAATCCGCGCCGGTATTTTTCATATCGTTCAAAGTATCGTTGAGTTCTGACATCAAAGACTTGAATGCTCTTGTCTCTCTATCTACTTTGGACATTTTAGATCTTAATTCTTCAAAGTCGTCGTCGCGTTTAGCCATTAGTTAACTCCATTAAAGATCCTGGTCCTTCTTTGTTTTTTCCCACTTTGCGACAGACACAGACAAATTCTTTATAGCTTTGTCTACTTCTTCTGTTGCTTTCACAAGTTCTGGATTTTGTTGCATCTTAGACAGAAGTTCTTTCGACTTACCTCTAAGTATCAAATCTATAATCTTAGCAATTAAACTCGCCATGTTTTTCTCCATAATTGTCGTTGCTATACTGTAGATATAAATATTCCCGATACCAAGATTTTGTCTCGATAGCGGGAATTATTATTTCTTCAATTTTGGGTTTGGTTTTATACCGGGTTTAAGTATTTTCGATGGAGCGCGGCTTCCCTTGTTTTCTTTCTTCTTCAATGAAGCAATATAACGCAAGTGAAACTTTCTCAAGTATACTGGCATCGAATACACAACATCAAATGGATATCCACCAGAAGTCATATACGCTAGAGTAGCGCATTCTTTATGAACTTCTAGACTGTATTCAAGCGGTAGGCCAAAAAAAGCTAACGCCAATCGGCAGCGCTAACCTCCCCTGGTAGTTGCAGTCTACTGTGTCACTGCACTGAAAATCAATATTAGTGTTGATGTCTGGAGACAACTGTACCATTTTGTCTCTTATCGCTTTAGAATCTAAAGACAACATACTATCTACGAACTTTCTTATAAACGTGTTGTCTGAATTACCGTCGATTGATTTTATGACATATTTCAAACGGGTAGACATTTCTGGTTCCACGGGAGCTTTCTGTTCCGCCATCATTTTTTTGAGATTAGAAATTTCAGTATCTATGTTTTTCTCGTCGCCGTGAGTCAAAAACTTACACACTGCATTTTTCTTAGAGGCTGGAAGTACTAGAGAAAATTCGTTCTTGCCTTTAGTTAAAGTGCTGAGATCTATTTTCTTTTTATCCAACTTAGATATGTCAACTGACGTGTCAGTTGTTTTTCCGCATCTAGGACACGTGATTTTCACTTCGTACTTAGATCCATAACCCATTATTCTGGTGGCTATGAATATAGCGTTCTTGTCTCCAAGCAAAAGAGAATCGATGTCTATGCCCGGACTTACTATCACTGATTCTAACAATTTTTCCAACACCAAACCCTTTGAAATCAAATTTCTGCTAGTCAGTATGTCTTCTTCTTTAGCAGTCATATACTTCAATTCTATTTTTCCAGACGACAAAACGTTGTCTGCTGGATAAAGATATCCCTCGCTTGGAAGCGATATAACCTCAGTAGGATATTCGTTCTTTGTTTCCATAACTATTCTCCTTGTTGTGTAACTGATTCTACTGGTTGTTCTTGCGATTCAACTGTAGGATTAGTAGATTTACGTTGGTGCTCTTCAACGTGAGCTTCAAACTCGCTTAGTGTTTTAAAGTAAATATCGTGAATAACACAATATAACATAATGTCACCTTTAATATAAATATTGTCAAAACGAATTTGTTAGTTTTAGGTGTGAGATAATAACCTCTTTGTTTAAAATATTTGGAATACAAGGGGACTCTTCGACTATTGCAATTTATCAAAGAGTCCCTTAAAAGTCAATCAAAATTAGAAATTAAGTATTGCGTAATCGTAGCTAATCGTCAATTCGATTCCAGACGGATCGTCAGTTGCCCAATCGCCCTTTCCAAAATTACCGCCGCTAACCCAAGCACCCACGAGTTTCCACTCCTGAATTTTATCGCCTACTGGGCCCAAGCTGTTGAACACAAGTTCTTTCTTGTAGAAATCAGCGTATCCGTCTCTACCAGTTACTGACTCGTGAGATAATCGGATCCACTCCATGACAGCTTGCGCTGCTGATGGAACTATCGCTTCATACAAAGTGATAGTAACATCGTCCCACTTAGTTTTTCCCTTGACCTTGCGAGTCAAGTTGATGTGAGGCAACTCAACTACGTTTGAAGTTATCTTGGGTTTATCTGCAGCGTGTATCAAGTAACTCGGTACGCCGTCGATATACATCGTGAATCTATTTGAAAGAATAGGTTCGAACGCTGTCCAAAACATTTCTTGAGGTTCTAAAAGTTCTGCCATTTATGTTCTCCGAAAATAGATATCCTTTTAATATAAATATTGTGTAATAAGAAATACCACTACATTTTATTCACTAAATGTAGCGCCAGTTGGCATAACGTTGAAATCCAATACAATGAATTCGCCAGCTTTAACAGGCTGCAAGAAGAACTGACCGTAGATGATGTTTCTGTCGATTATATCTGCTGTGTTGTTGGTTTCGTCCATCTTAACTCTGAATGCATACAGACCGTAACGTTGCTGCACTGACGACAGATATGGATTAACGATACCCAAGAATCTGTTTCTGGTAGCTCCAACGTTGGGTTCAAACACGATGAATCTTGCTGTTGCAGCTGCAAATTTCTTAAGGTTAATCAGCAATCTACGAACGTTTACTCTGTCCAACGCTGATTGTCGTTTCTGAAGTGTCTTTTGTCCGTAAGCGCATATTCCAGTGTTCGGGAAAGTTGCTATCGGATTGACACGAGCGTCATAAAGACTGTCTCTGTCAGTTTTGTTTAATCTATCGTAAGTCTCAAGCGCTTGAGAAATTCCGCCACGATTCAAACCAGCTGGTGCAAACCATTCTGCTGCGTTTCTGTCGTTGTATGCATATACTCCGCCGAGTACTGCTGAAGGCGGTACCCACTGCAATCTGTTGTTAACGTCCTTGATGCGTACCCACGGATAGTAAACTGCTGCGTAGTTTGTGTCAAGACCAGAAACTGCGTTTATGGTTGAATCTACTCCCTCAGTTAACTTAGAAGGATCTAAAATGTAGAAACAATCGCCGCGTGTTTCGCACAACGAAATTGCGTACTCAGCAACTGCAGGATGCAACGAATATATTATTCCAGGAATAAGAAGCAAGTTCAAATCGAATTCGTCTGGATTAGATACGCAGTTTATAGCTTTCTTATACGCAGACGTTCCTCTCGAACCTGCTGTAGAGCAATTGAAACCATAAACGTTTGTTGCTACGATGTTAGAACCCACTGCTTTCGTTTTGTTTGGAGCCATTCCGTCCCAGCCGCCCTGGAACGCTACGGCAAACTTCAGCATGCTAGATGGAGCTGTTGATGAACTCAAGCTTCCAACGAAGCTGCTAGATGGATGACCGTACATATTCGACAGAGAGAAAGCTGTTCCGAGTTGCTGAGCGTTAGACGGAATTGCGTCTAAGAAATTGTTGTTGTCAGCAGCAGCGAAATCAAATCCAAAATATATTCTGGTATCTGAAGAGTACGTAGTTCCCTGAAGAGTGACGTAAGAAGGATCAGGCGACGTGCATATAATAGTTGCGCTTCCGCTAGGCGCCGCGTTGTAGTATTTCGCGTGGCCGAAAGGTACAGTTTCTG